TAGGCTTTTGAAAAAGGTTTTTTAGTTGTTTTTTTTGTAGAAGTACCTCTAAGGCTTTTTGCTCTTCTTGCGTTGTTTTGTGATTTTTCTACTGCTGCTTTAAATTGTGATTTTTTATTTGCATCAGGTTTTTTAGTTGTTTTATTTGTTTTACTTTTAAACACAGTTGCTTTAGGAGAACCTTCTGGACGTGCTCCTTTACCAGGTACAGATACTGGTTTTTTACCACTTGCTAAAAACTTTTTAAATCTACTCATTGTTTCACTCGCCATTTTAAAATACTCCTTTAAATTTAGTTCCACGAATAGCTCTTCTACCACCCCTTGAATGATCTTCAACAAACTGACCGTCTTTAGCCATTACTTGAGGCTTTTGGTTTTCTTGATTTTTTTGATTATCTGGGTTTTTCATTGGTTCGTTCCCATAAGCAGTTGCATACTTGTTGTAAGCTTGTCTATATGCTTCTGGGTCTTTTATTGCTTGATCTCCTTTAATCCTAGAAAACATCATGTTTCTTATTTTAGGGTCTTGAAAAATTTTACCTAAAAAAGCTCCTTGTGGTTTTTTCATATTAGCTCCAGCAATTCTATCTGCTTTAGTTGGGTTAGGGTTTTTATCAATACCAGCTTTTACAGACAACATACCAAAGTCTGTGGAACCTCCTCTTTTGTATTTCATATTAGACTCAATAGTAGCTAGATCTTCTTGTTGTTTTCTTTTTTTATTAAATTTATTCTTTACTATGTTTTTAACCAAGGAAAAGTAGCTGTTGCTGATAACAAACCTGCTACACCTATATCTTTTTTATCTTCTTTTGTAAAATTTCCTTTTTTTACAGCTTTACTTAATTTTTTAATTCCTGTAATTGCTTTTGAACCTATATTAATAACTCTTCCAGCTGGAGTTTTTTTTAATACCCCTTTTGCAAGATTACGAAACGCATCTTTTTTTACATTTTCAGTAATTTTTTTGTAACTTCTTTTCATTCTTCGACTATTTGGTTTTATTTTTCTTTCTTCAAGACCAGACATAGCGTCTTTCATTACCTGTTTATCAAAATCATCCATCACAAAACTCCATTATAATATTTATCTGCCATACCGCCTTTAAAGGCTGTAAATGTTTTAACATTTGTTGGCTTACCACCAACACCTTGAGCTTTCGCTCTTTTTCTTTTCACTGCACTTCTCTTTTCGCCTTCTGTCATTCTTTGTGCTTTTGCAAGTGGTACACATTTAGGATACTTTCTTTTTGCATCTGCTTTTTGTTTACTTCTACCACACTTAGAATAACTTCCATCTTTTTTCTTACTTCCTACATCAACCCACTTTTCAGAAAACCATTTCTTCAGTCCTGACATTAATCTAACAAATCTTTATAATAAGCTTGAGCAGAAGCGTTAGTAAAACTTTCATCGCCGTCAATGTCTTGTTTTATATAAGAACCTGATCCTGTTGGCTCAGGCATACCGCCTCCAGCTAAACCTTCAGTTTCTTTTTTAGTTATACCTGATGCCTTTTTATCTTCAGGCATATTATTTTTCTTTTTATTCATTGATTGATATTTTGCCATACCTGCCAAACCAAACATTGGTAATAACGCTCCTTTGCCTCTAATGTCATCTTTAAACATCATGGCTGCCCCCATATTTGCTTTTTTAATTTTCATGTTTCCACCTTTGCTGTATTTTTCAAATTTATCATCTGGTTTTTTTGTTTTTTTATAATTAGGTCCATAAGTCTGATAATGAGCCTCTCTTATTGTAGTTTGACCTGCCCTAGGTAAAAAATCTCTAGTAGGATTTTTTCTATTTCTTTTTTTTAAGACTAGTTTTTTAAATTGTGCAAACTTATCTTTACCTTTGCTATCAAATCTTTTTGTAGGAATTTTTAAACCATATTTTTTACCTTCCATTTTTGTACTAATTGGAAGTTGAGCTGCTCTTGCTGTAGCAATCTGTGTTGTGTTCATTGGTCTTTTCTTTTTTACTTTAGCTTTACTTGCACCACCTGAAAAACCAGCATCAGATAATCTTTTACCCAAAGGATCAATTTGTTTTACTTTCATTTCACCACCTTTATTTTTATTAAAAATTTTGTCTAATCTTATTTTTCCTGAAATATTAACACTAGTTCCACTTAAACTACCAGAATAAGGATTAGATCTTTTATCTTTTGAAACGTTTATACTAACGTTTCCTTTATTTCCCCTGTAAGAACCTGTAATACCTCTTTTTATGTTTTTTTCTTTAAAGTATTTACTTTTTTGTTTACTTTGATCTAAATTTAAATTTACATCAAACTTTCCTTTACTAGCTCCTACAGAAATCATTTTACCTTTTTCTACAGTTTTATTATTATCATTTTTTAAAACGCTCTGTCTTTTATTAAAAGTTACATAAGGTATTATTTTAGATTTAACTTTCTTTTTTTTATCTGTAATTATTCTAGATTGAGGAATTTTTTTCTTAACTTTTACTTCTTTTCCCTCATTCATTTTTTTAGGTCCCCAATCTTTTCTTTTGACACCACTTGGGTCTTTGGCTTTGCCTGCACATATTTTTGAAGCATACGCATTTGCATAAGCTGAAGGATAAACCTTAAACTTTCTTTTTGCTGCTGCTTTACCTCTTGGACATAATTTAGTCATACTATATTTTAAACCTTTTTGTTAATTGTGTCTACACGACCTTTTTTTTAACTTTTTTAATTGCTTTACCTTTTCTTGCTTTTAAAAACTTTTTCTTTTGTGGAGGCTTAGTTATTTGTTGCCTCATACTTCCTCTATTCATCGCCATTTATTTTTTATCCATTTATAACCAGCATAAGTTGTTAATCCTAATACAATATAACATATACCATCAAACCATGATATATTATGCACTGTTTCAACTAACTCTGGTGTTATGTTATTCATTATCTTAATCTATACCTTGTTTGACCTTGTTCATTTTTGTAAGCTTCTTTATAATCATGTTTATTATAACCTTTATCAAAAGAAACATGTACCCATCCTGAATGCGGTCCTTCTTTTTCATTATAAAATTCTAATATAAGTTGATCATACTCTAAATTAGTGTGTATCCAATCACTAAGTTCAAGATTACTAACTCCTAATACTTCTATGTCAGCTGCTTGACCTAAAACATGTTGTGATGTTTTACTACCGCCTATTTTAGTATTTAATTCTTTACATCTAAAACCAGAACTAATAATCATGGGTTTCATAAAATGATTTCTTACAGGTTGTAAAACACCTTCACATAAACTTGTTAAATTTATAATATTTGTCATGCTTGGTGTATTATCTATACCATGCCTTGTAGCTGTTTGTGATTTTGTAAATTCACTTAAGCTAAAATTTTGCGATAATTTCATTTAACATTTCCATCTACGTCTTGCTTGACGTAACCTTGAATTAGGATCTTTAGCTGCTTTAGGAAACTTCTTCATTTGTCCTGCACTTCTTGCACAAAATGATTTTCTTCTGTTTGCAGCTTTACTTCCTTTTTTTACTTTACCAGTCACAGCAGTCTTGAGTTTGGAACCAGGGTTGTCTCTTCGGTATCTTTCGACACCAGCTTGTGTCATCCCTGCTCCAGACTCTGAAGACCTAAAATACTTCTTACTTCTTGGTGGCATACCGCCCCTTTTAAAACTAAGAAGTTCTGCTGTGTATTTATCCATAGTAAACAGTTGTACTACCAGATGCTCCTGCTGGTATATCTACATAAGCACCTTCTCTAAATAAAATACCATCATCTGGAATATAAGGTTCTATATAATCATTTGTAGTAGTCGCTACTAAAAAAGAAAATTTAGTTGTTCCAGTTGCAGATGTCTCTTTAAATGCTATTGTATCAATAGTTCCTCCAGTAGTTATCTGCATTCCTTTTACCCTTGTAGCTCCAGCATGTATAACTCCAGTAATATGATTACTGTGACCTATAGATGTATTTGTACCTATAGAACCACTAGTAGCTACTTGTGTTACAGTCGCATAAAACTTAGTAGTAAATACTGTATTAGCATTAGGAGCATTTAAAGTTTCACTTTGTGTTGCTCCGTTCACATCTGTACCAGTAACAGTTAATATAATAGTAGATACATTCCCCCCACAAGTAAACGATATTTTAGGAGCTGTATTAGAGTTGGCATAACTCCCAGTACCAGCGGCAGTTGTAAGGGTAAAATTATCAGCACCTGTTATTTGTTGTGCTGCACCTAAAGCAGTAGTTGAAGCTGATTGAGGTACAAAGGTTTTAACCTGTAGTTGTAATCCCATTATGTTCTCCTATTAACTAGCCACATCAAAGCCAAGTATTGTGATTAAAAGTCTACCAGCTGTGTAAGTTCCTGCTGTTGAGGTTCCACATGTTAAATACAAAAATTGATCAGCAGCAATTTCACCACCAGCAGTTCTTACACCAGCAGTCTGATCACCACCATTTATAATTAAAGCTTCGTTTAAATCACCAATTGCTGTGTCTTCTACACCAGTTCCTTCAGTTGCTGAATGTAAATCAATATCTGGATCACCACCTGCTGGAAGTTCAAAAGACTCCATAGTTACACCAAAAACTGTACCTTGGTTTGCTGCTGTTACTTGTCCAATATGAGCAACTCCTGCTCCATCAGCACCAATAATATCTCCTGCTGTACCACCACAATTTAATCCAGTAAGATCAATCATAATAGTTGTTTTTACTATATTAACATTAGTAGTTGTATCGCTTTTAAGTCTTTCTACTTGTGTAACATAAACTCCTGCTGTGCCTTCAATACCAGCATTTGCAACAGCTTCAACTGCCATTTTATTTCCACTAGTAATTGTTATTGCACCAGTAGCTGCATTTTTTGAAACAGTCTCGAATCCGTTTTCTGAACGGACTGGACCTGAAAAAGTTGTATTCGCCATCTTTATCTCCTAGTTCAATGATATAGTCCTCTAGGGTTGTCTGCCAAGCCAGTCTATATCAATTTATATTTCTTGGTAATTATAGTATACATAAAAAAAGGGGGCCCGTAAGCCCCCTTTAACACCTTTTAGGGAAAGGGTGTTAAGCTGCTCCAGGTGAGCCAAAGATTCCTCTTGGGTCAGAAAAACCAAAAGAATATCTTTCTCTAGCCTTAAATCTTACATTACCTGTATCAAAGTCACCTTCAATAGCAGTTTTGATTGGGCTTCTAACAAATTGTTTCATTCCGTTAGGAGCGTCAGTCATAATGAAGAAAGCATCTGTGTCAGTTAAATAATGATTAACTCTGTAACCTTGTGGGATCATTCCCATTGAAGCCATAGCATTAATGTCATTATCAGCTGTGCCAACTCTCTGCGGAGTTTTTAAAATTCTCTCAGCAGTAAATTGTAATTCTTTTGGAATTATCAACTTAACACCTTGTAGAGATATTTTTAAACCTCTTTCATCCACCATTGCAGAAATATCAATTAATGACTGCTCCAATGATGTTTCAGATAAATCAGCTGCTGTGTTTAAAGTGTTCTCTAGTACTCCACCACTTACTAAGGGGTGGTTAAGATTACATAAAGACACACCATCACCACCAGTGAAGGATGCGTTAAAAGCATTGTTAAGAACATTTGCAGCTTTTACTTGCTTTGTATTTGCCATTGATCTTGCCAAAGCTCTTGTATATCTTGCAGCTAATCTGTCGTACAAGTTATCTTCAATAGCTTCTTCAGTTACAGCAAACGCCATTGCAATTGTCTCGTGTGTGTATCTAGCTGTGAATGATTCATTTGCGTCATCAAACTGTACAGCTCCACCCTCTGATTTAACAGGGGCTGATCCAAAACCACTTAACATCACTTCTTCTTCAAAAGCTCTGTCTGAAGCTTCTGTAGAAAAAATTTCTGCATGTTCGTTTTCATATCTGTTATATTCCAAACCGAATAAAGCATTCAGACCTGGTTCTAACTCTTTTACTAATTGTTGTCTAGATATTGCCATTTATATTACCTCCTATAAACCAAGTGAAGTAGCATTTGTTTGAGAATCAAACCTACTTGTTGGTGCGTTAAAATGAGCGTTTATACGAACAATCAATGGAATACCTGCTACTAGAAAGTCAGAGTTTTCGACATCATCTTGAATACCAACTATTCTTGCAAACAGTGTTGCTGTAGCAGCTGCTCCACTTAGATCAGCAACAGCTGATGAAATACCAGTAGTATTATTACCGCTATTTCCATTAGCTAAAGGAACATTAGCAAAAACAGCTCCTCTAATTTCTGCTTCGGTATCAAAGTTTGTGCCACCAGCATCCGCTGCTATTACAAATAATTGATTGGGATCGTCATATACGAAAGCCTTCACTGGGTGATTTGTATCAGCTCCAGATCCAGGCCAGTTATTTGAGAAGACAACTTCTCCAGTGGTACTTGAAACATACTCACAGCCATAGAAAACGCCTAAACTAGCTACGTTACCGCCAGCAGCAGCCTGTAATTGGTCAATGAAACCTGTGTTCAAAGGTATTACAGGTTGCCCTTGGTAAAGTCTATTGGTATTTCCTGCGGCTATTCTGTATTCTGTAGTACCAGTACTATTGTAGTTTGCTCCATTCTTACTTAATGGTCGCATACCAAATGCTACATTAATATTAGCCATA